GAAGCGTATGGCAAAGGCTCTGCAATTAGAGGTCTTGCTAACCTTGATAGACGTCCTAAAATCGTTATTTGTGACGATTTACAAGATAGTGACGAGGCGAAATCTGAAACGGTAATGGACGATGACTGGAAATGGTTTTTGAGTGACGTTAAATTCTTAGGTCAAAAATGCCGAATTTTTATGATAGGAAATAATTTAGGTGAAAAGTGCATACTTGAACAAATCGAAAAGAACAAAGAAAGCACCGGCTTTAACTTCCACCGGCTCGCTATCGCTGACGCCTCTAATGATTATGAACCGGTATGGCCATCTAAGTACACCAAAGAGCAAATCAAGTCCGAGAGGGCGGATTATGAACGTATGGGACGGATTGACATATGGCTTAGAGAGAGAATGTGCATAGCGGTCGGCGAAGAAACAAGGTGTTTCCATGAGGAAGATTATCGCTATTATCACCCACCGACTGATTATCATAGGCCGGTCGATCGTAACCGTTGGCTAACTCTTGATCCCGCAAGTTCCAAAAATCCGGAAAGCTGTTACCGCGCTCTTGTCATGAACGAAGTGGATATTGATAATAACTGGTTTTTGCAAGACTGTCGTTACGGCCGTTGGGATAGTAAACAGTTGATTGATGAAATCTTTGACATGGTTTGCATATGGGGAGTGCGTGACGTAGGCATTGAAAAAGGCGAATACTTTAATGTGATCGAGCCTTTTCTTTTAGAGGAACAGAAAAAAAGAAACATATTTTTTAATGTAATCCCTTTAGAGCATGGTAAGATTGGGAGTAAGCTGGAACGTATCAAAATGCTACAGCCGAGATTCAAAGCGCATCAAATGTATTTCCCGATTGGTGCGAGTTGGGTGCCGGAAATGAAAACGGAATTAGCCGGCGTCACGAAAGACGGAATTAAATCTTTGTTCATTGATCTTGTAGACGCATTAGCTATGCAGATGCAAATTGCCAAACGTCCGTATAGATCAGTTCAGGAAAATACAAGAAATAATAAACGGTTGCCGAGGACATCAGTAATCGGCAGCGCATTAAGCGAGGTATGATATGCCATTTTTAGCACCCATAGGTGTAGCATTAGGAGTAGCTACAACAGCGACGACAGCCGCCGCGATTGTTGGTGGTTTAGCCGTAGCCGGTGGTGGATTAGCCGTAGCCGGATTAGCGAAAAGCGTGATCGGCGGAAAATCAAATCAAGCGAGCGGATCCGGATCGGGATTAAATGTTCCGGCAACACCGAGTGTACCGACAACCGGACAAGCAAGTGCCGCCGCTAGTCAAATTATTAAAGATCAGAAAAGACGATCGACAAAGCGAACAACAACAACACAAGACGCACAGCAGAGTTTATTGTCTAATCCATCAACAACGCAAAAGACTTTACTTGGAAGTTAATGTTTACAAAGCGGATTTAAGCCACGTCGAGATCTGGTTAAAGCTCGCGAAAGAGTTTTACGCAGAGGGGTTTGACGAATGGCAGTGGGGATTTAATGATGATCACGCTCGAGCAACTTATACATTATTTATCCAAAATCATCTTTGTTATATCGCTGAATTAAACGGCGAGGCCGTAGGGTGCTTGGCCGGCGTTATTACGCAACATCATTTTAATTACCATCATTTATACTTTCAAGAAAGTATGTGGTATATTAAAAGTGAGCATAGAAGCAAAGGAATCGCGAGTGAATTATTACGATATGTCACGCAAGAATGTTATGATCGCAAATGCAATAATATCATCGTCGGGCATACGGCAAATGTTATGCCGGAACACATGAAAAGGTTTTATCAACAGCTTGGCTTCAAGTTGTTTGAAACTCATTACATAAAGGATCTCTAATGGCACAACGAGGAATAAAAGCACCGATCAGTACAGGCGCCTCAACGCCCAGCGCTAATTCAAATGCCTCACCTAAAGCCAAAGAGATCTTTGCAAGATGGAAGTCGGCAAAGAATAAAAGATCGAATTGGGAATGGCAGTGGCAAGATGTATTAAAATATATTGTTCCGCAAAAAGATTTCATTACAAGGCAAAGATCCGTTCAAGGTGAAAGCCTTGATAAAGACATTTATGACACAACCGCACGAATAGCCAATCAGATCATGGCCGCCGGCTTTCAAGGAAACCTAACTAATCCGGCTACAAGATGGTTTAGGTTAAGACTTCAAAATTCCACGCTTAATGAACCGCGCGAAGTCAAAGCATGGTTAGAGCAAGCGCAAGATATTATGTTTGATGTGTTTGCCTCAAGCAATTTCAACGAACAGATATTTGAATGTTACATTGATCTTGGAAGCGCCGGAACAAGTGTTCTTTACGAGGCAGAGGACACGAAAGATATTATCCGATTTAGGTGTATTCACGTAAACGAAATAGCGATCGGTGAAGATTCCAAAGAACGAGTTATCGAAACGTATCGTCAGTATTCCCTTACGGCTATGCAAGCGCATTTAAAATGGGGAGATAAAGCCGGCAAGACTGTTATTGATAAGATCAAGGCTAAGAAATGGGACGATAATGTTCAGTTCTTACACGCGATCCACCCACGATTTGAACGTCAATCCGGAAGTGAAACGTCAGATAATTTGCCTTGGGCATCTGTTCAAATGGAATTGGAAAGTCAGCATATTGTAGACGAGGGCGGTTTTCACGAAAACCCAATGATGTGTACGAGGTTTTATAAAGTGTCCGGCGATCCTTACGGCTATTCACCCGGAACGATTATGCTACCGGATATAAAAATGTTGCAGACGGTTACGAAAACAATTATACGAGCCGCGCAGAAGATCACAGATCCGCCTTTAGTATTGCCTCATGACGGTTTCCTATTGCCTTTAAACACAATGCCGGCCGGTATCAACTACAGATTATCCGGTAACGCTCAAGACAAAATTGAACCTTTAATCACCGGCGCTAACATTCCAGTCGGTAGGGAAGAACAACTTGACCTTAGAAACGCTATCAATAAAGCTTATTTTGTTGATCTTTTTAATACTCTTGCTGATCGTCGAAACATGACAGCCACAGAGGTTGTGGAAAGAGTGCAGGAAAAATCCCTTATGCTCGGGCCGGTACTTGGACGATTGCAAAGTGAAATGTTAGATCCGATCATTGAACGAACATTTAATATCCTATTGCGAAACGGTATTATTCCCCCACCACCCGATATTCTTAACGAATCAGAAATTACCATTGAATATGTTTCACCTTTAGCTAACGCACAGAAAGGCGCTCGTGTCACAGCCTTAACAAATATATTAGGATTAGCCGGACAGATCGCCGCAGTTGTACCGGAAGTTATTGACAAGATCGATACGGACAGAGCCATTGATCAAGCGGCTGATATATTCGGCGTAAGTCCTACGCTTATTCGTGACGAAGAACAAGTATTGCAGATCCGTAATGCGAGAGCAGAGGCGGCGCAAAAACAAGCAGAGCAAGAACAAATAGCAGAGGCCGGTAATACAGCGAAAAACCTAACTGAATCTGAAAAGAATTTAGCAGAGGCAAACGCGGCCGGTAGAGGATAATGGCAATAACAAAAAAATACTTAATGGGGGGTGACAGAATGGCCAGAATAGGCGGAGTAAGAACTATGCAAGATGAAATCGATATGGGATTGAGGAATAAAGATGGAAGTCTTAAATCCGAAGATCAAAAGATCGAAGAAACACAAGCACAAGAAATCGTACAAGAATCACCAGTCGAAGAACAAGCAGAAGTACAAGAACAGCCAACAGAACAGCCTAGCGAACCTGATGGTGGAAGTCAATCAGAAGTAGATGCTGATCCAGTACAATAAATCAGTTTCTAAAAAGGGAGTATAATCATGGCATTAGTTACAAATGTATCTGATCTTGGGCCGACCGGAATACCGGCTAATACAACGCCTAGCACTCAAGTAGCCGATTTAACGCTATTTACCGGTGTTGATGGTGGAAAGACAAACGGCGATCGTTAATGCCGAATCAAGAAGAAATATTAAAGCTTCAAAAAGCGTACAGCGACACTTTCAATTCAAAAGAGGGACAAATTGTTTTGGAAGATCTAAGGAAGATATGCTTTAAGGACAGTTTGACAATCAACGAACAGCCGAACATCATGGCTTTCAATGAGGGGCATAGAGCCGTCTTATTGCATATCGAAAGAGCAATGAGAATGAACTTAAAAACAATACCAAACAGAGGGGTATAAAATGGACAATCTTAATCCGAAAGGGCAATTAAGATCCAAAACTAGCTTTTGGAATTTCTTGCGAAACAATAAAGGTTTTATCAGTATCAACAGATCACCTGATGGCGGTGATGGTGGCGGTGATGGTGGCGACGGTGGTGATGATGGGGGTGGTGATGATGGTGGCGGAGTAGGTGTAGCACAAGATTGGCGATCAACTCTCGACGCTGATATTAAAGAACACCCATCAATTAAAACATTCAAGACGCCGGGAGATTTGGCAAAGAGTTATGTTAATGCGCAGAAATTGATTGGTGCTGAAAAAATACCTATGCCGGCAAAAGACGCGACGCTAGATGATCCGACCTATCAAGCTGTCTTTGATAAGTTAGGACGTCCAAGCGATCCTAAAGCCTATCAAGATCCGCAGATTGAAAATCCTAACAAGGCGCCGGTAGCGAGCGAAGAACAAATTGGGGAATTTAGGGCGCTTGCGCATAAGATCGGTATATTACCGGCACAGTATGAGGCACTTGTTCGTTTCAATCAAGAGGGTGTTATCGCGCAACACGCACAGAGTACGGCGGCCGCTACAGAGGAATTTCAGAAAGCGGAAACCATATTACGCAAGGAATTGGGAAAAGCGTATGACGGCGAAGTACAGCGAGCGCAAGGATTGATCAATAAGTATGGCGACGAAGAAGTAAACAACAAGATCGGTGCAAGCGGTCTAGGCAGAGATCCGGCATTTATTAAATTCTTGATGAAAGTCGCAAGGAACTTTGGTGAGAATGGGGAATTGTTAGGTGAAGCCGTACAGCCTCATATCCTATCACCGGAACAAGCGTTAAAAGATATTGCAAAGATCAAGGGCGATAAGACACACCCTTGGCATAAAAAAGATCACCCGGAACACGCCGAAGCTATGAAACATATGACAGCTTTGTTTCAAATGGCGCACCCGGAATAAGTAGCAACAAAGGACAATTCGCAAGAACCCGATAGCGCTACATAAATCGGACAACCTCGCAAGAGGCCCATAAAAATTCCAATGTAGATCCACAAAGGACAATCTACGCAGTTTAACTACAAAGGAGTAATACAATGGGTGACATTTCAACAGCGTTTGTAAAACAATTCGGATCCACTATTGAACTTCTTGTTCAACAGAACGGATCTAAATTGCGTGAAGCTGTCCGAGTTGAAAGTGGCGTAACCGGCGAACAAGCATTTTTCGATCAGTTAGCCGCTACAACTGCGGTACTTCGCACCACGCGTAACGGTGACACACCTCTCGTTAAGTCAGATAATCGACGACGATCGGTACTGTTGCTTGATTACGAGTGGGCTGATTTGATCGACGATCAAGATCAGCTAAAGATGATCGTAGATCCCGAAAATCCATACGCACGTAGCGCCGGTATGGCTTTAGGGCGATCCATTGATGATAACATCATCACTGCGTTTAATGCTTCCGCATTAACCGACAAAACCGGTTCTACTAGCACAGCATTACCGGCATCACAAATCATTCTAAACGGCGGTACTGCTTTGACCATTGATAAGCTTC